AGTGGAAGCGTATTGTTGCTTCGGTGAAAGCCTCCGGTAAGGGAGGTGATCCGGGGGAATGGAGCGCCCGCAAAGCTCAGTTAGCAACTCAGAAATATAAAGCCTCGGGAGGGGGTTACAAAGGCGCAAAAAAGGCCGATAATTCACTTGCAAAGTGGACAAAAGAAGACTGGGGTACAAAGTCTGGTAAGCCGTCCACACAAGGTTCCGAGGCGACAGGCGAACGATATTTGCCGAAACAAGCCCGAGAAAAACTAACTCCTGCCGAGTACGGTGCTACGACCCGTGCCAAGAGAGAGGGTACACGACAAGGCAAACAATTCGTCCCGCAGCCTGAATCTATCAAGAAAAAGGTGTGGTAATGACGACAGCAGCCGTAATGACGTATGACAGCTTGGTATCTGACATATCAAGCTATTTAGAGCGTACCGACCAAGCGACGCTGGAAAAGATTCCGACTTTCATCATGCTGGCAGAGCAGGTGATTGCTGCGGAGATTAAGTTTCTCGGCAACCTAACGCCGATGACATCTACCCTTGTAGCTAATCAGGCAGTCATAGACAAGCCTGCACGGTGGCACAAGACTGTATCTATGAACGTAACCGTAGCGGGCGTCAGACAGCCTGTATTTTTGCGCAAATACGAGTATCTGCGTGAGTATTGGCCTGATCCTACGGATACTGGTGCTCCGAGGTACTACGCAGATTACGACTACACCCACTGGTTAATCGCTCCCACCCCTGATGTTGCTTACAACTTTGAGGTGCTGTACTACGAGCGTATCCAGCCGCTAGATTCCTCGAACCAGACGAACTGGTTCACGATTTATGCACCGCAGGCGTTACTGTATGGATCGCTCCTACAGGCAATGCCCTTCCTCAAGAACGACGAGCGCATACCGATGTGGCAGGCTCAGTACGACAAGATCATGCAGGTCTTGAAGGCTGAAGACATCCAGCGTATGGGTGACCGTCAAGCCGTTGCATTGGATAGTTAATTATGAGCTACAACAGTCCTTTTACTGGGCAGGTAATCCAACCAACGGATGTTTCTTTCCGTGCGGTAACTTTATCTGCAAATACGCAGCTTGAGTGGCCTATTAACGGTAACGCCACGGATGACTACGCTGCACGGATTATGAATGTCACGGCGACGACTTCCGGTCTGTCGCTGTACATGCCGCCTGCCAATCAAACTTCTGTAGGTAACGATGCGCTGATCCGTAACGTCGGTGCTAACACGTTTACCGTTAAGACTTACGACAACGCTGGCACGATCATCTCTGTTGCGGCTGGTGAAGCGAAGTACATCTACATCACGACAAACCCTGATGAAGCGGGTACATGGGGTGTCATCTCGTTTGGCGTAGGCTCATCTTCGGCAGATGCTGCGACACTAGCTGGTTATGGCCTGCTGGCTTCTGGTGTCACGCTAAATCAGTCGCACCCTGTCACGACGTTTAGTACAGACGCAACCGCAGGCGCCACTTACCGCGCACAGACGTATGTGTGGACTGGCGGCGCTGGTACGTTGACTTTAGATACTGTTGCAAACCTTGGCAACAACTGGTTTGTCATGCTGAGAAACGCTGGAACTGGAGCCTTGACAGTGGCAACTCAGGGTGGAACGCTGATCAACGGATCGTCATCGATCATTATGCAGCCGACAGATTCTGCCATTGTCGTCTGCTCAGGCTCTGCGTTCTATACAGTGGGCTTAGGTAAGTCTACGCAGTTCAACTTTACTCAGCTTACAAAAGACATTTCCGCAGGTGGATCGTTCACCCTGACCACTACCGAAGCCTCGAACGTCATTCAGAAGTACACAGGAACTCTAGCGGGTAACGCTACGGTGACTTTGCCTCCGACGGTGCAGGTCTACTACATGGTCAACGAGGCCGTAGGTGGCGTTAGTAACTACGATGTAACCTTTACTACTGGTAGTGGAAATAACGTCACTTTGGCTCAGGGTGAGAGCTCTATCCTAATCTGCGACTCGGTAAACCTAATTACCGCAGTTACTGTTTCGGTTGGTTTGACTACCGTATCTTTGCCTAATGGAACGGTAGCGGCGCCTTCTCTGAACTTTGCAAACGAAGTTAGTACGGGTATCTATCGTGCTGCTGCTGGTGAGCTCAATATGGCGATCTTAGGGGTTAATCAGCTAACGCTAAGCGCAACAGGTTTAGCGGTTCCTAGCGGTATCTCAGGCGGGACATTCACATGACCGCAAAGGTATTTTCGTTAGATACGCAGCCCGGCATACAGCGGGACGGAACCTATTTCGACAAGAACTTTTATGTTGATGGTCGTTGGGTAAGGTTCCAGCGGGGTCGCCCGCGTAAGATTGCTGGATACAGGTCAATGACCAATCTGGTAAATGGCTTGTCTCGTGGTATCTATGTGAACTCTGAGGATGGCTTTAACCGCATTTACAGCGGTTATTCGGCGGGCTTAGAGACGTTTTCTGTTGATAACAACGGTGTCGGTGCTGGGCTCACGCCTTTTACCCTTGGCGGCGCTGTACTGACTCTTGGAGCAATTACTGGTGGATCTTCATACACTAACGGCACCTATACAAATGTTAGCCTTACTGGCGGTACTGGTACTGGCGCTAAAGCAACGATAGTTGTCGCGGGCAACACAGTAACCACTGTCACCATTACCGCAGGCGGTACAGGTTATGTTGTGGGCGATTCTCTATCTGCGACCGCTGCCTCAATTGGGGGTACGGGTTCTAATTTTTCTGTTCCTGTAGCTACGGTTCAAACTGGCTTCACTGCAAGCAGCCTAAACCTTTGGCAGTTTGATGCGATGTACGATGCGGCAGGGTCGTTTAACACTCTGTTGTTAGCACACCCCGGTCAGAATTTAGCGCAGATTGATAGCACTGCTGTCACCCCTGTATTGAGCGCTTCTGTTTTAGGGTCGGTGACAACCCCCTTAAAAGACATTAATGGGGCTAATCCTACGGGTAACCTTATTGAGGTCTCTGGGGGTGTAGTAGTTTTGCACCCTTATGTGTTCGTTTATGGGGATAACGGCCTGATTAAGAACTCAGCGGCAGGCGATCCGTTTGATTGGAACAGCGCTGAGTCTAATGAGGTTTCTGCGGCCTCTACAAAGATTGTGAAGGGTTTGCCTGTTCGGGGTGGTTCTAACTCCCCATCGGGTTTATTTTGGTCTTTGGACTCACTTATTCGTGTTTCCTATGCGCCACAGTCTTTAGGTGTTGCGGGTACGGGTAACTGGGCTCCATCTACTTACTGGCGCTATGACACCATTTCTACGCAAAGTTCTATTCTTTCTTCTCAGTCTGTTATTGAATATGACGGTATTTATTACTGGGCTGGAGTTGATAGATTTCTTCTATATAACGGGGTAGTTCGAGAGATCCCCAATTCGATGAACCAGAACTACTTCTTTGACAACCTGAACTATGCTCAGAGGCAGAAAGTCTGGGCGACTAAAGTGCCGAGATTTGGCGAGATTTGGTGGTTTTACCCTCATGGGGACTCGGAAGAGTGCAATAACTGCATCATCTATAACGTCCGCGAGAATACTTGGTATGACGGTGGATTTAGTCCGGGCGCTGCTAGATCTGCTGGTTACTTTTCTCAAGTGTTTCGTTATCCCGTGAACGCAGGAACTAACCTGACGATTGAAGAGCCGATCTTTTCTGCGACGATTGACACCACGAACGGCAACGCTGACATTGAGATGGCTGAGACAAATCAGATTGCACTCAATCAGGTTGTGGATTCTGCCAGTATTCCATCTGGGGCATACATTATTGCTATAGCGCCGAGTGCTACGCCGGGGAATATCACGGTGACGCTATCGGCTAATGCTTCGGCGACGCAGACTGAAACTGCTGAATTTGTCACTATGGCTGGATTAACGACGATTTGGCAGCATGAAATAGGTACAGACGCGGTTGATGGCGACACCTTTTTGGCTATCGAGAGTTACTTTGAAACATCTGACTTAGGTTGGGTGGCAGGTGGCCCTGCGCAGTCTCCACAATTTCCTGCGGGTAGCGTAGGTGAAAACAAGTGGTTGCATCTTGAGCGTATTGAGCCTGACTTTGTGCAAGAAGGCGAGATGTACGTACAAGTCGTAGGTAGGCCTTATGCGCAAGTTAGTGACACCTATAGCCAGCAGTATGCTTTTCAGCCGAACACGAGCAAAGTCGATATGCGTGAGCAGAGAAGATTAGGCAGGTTGAAGTTCGGCAGCAATGTTTCTGGCGGCAACTATCAGATGGGTCGCGTGCTGATTAGTGCTGACTTTGGCGATGTCAGGGGCTTCAATTGAGCGATATTGCGCTTGTTTACGATCCTCGTTATCACACTTGGGATTCGTGGTCGTCTCTAATGGTAGAGGCTTACGCAGGTCAGCAGTTAGCTATTCCTGATGGCGACTGGAAGACTTGGGCGGCATCTTTGAAGGCGATTGACGTATTTAGTAATGAAGCGATTCCGGGTCCTTATGTGTTCGATAATTGGCAAGATTGGGCGGCTGCGTTAGTAAACGCAATAAATGTAAACCCTTATCCTCCGTTGAAATAATGGCGCTAACAAGATCCGACGTTAATTACGTCTACCAAAGCTATCTAGGGCGCGACCCAGATGAGGGGGCTATTGCCGACCTTGTGGGGCAGGATATTGATCGTTCGCAGCTTGTTAGCACGATTACGAGCTCGGACGAATACAAGAGCTTAACGCCAGAAGATCAAATTACTCGGCAGTTCCAGAACGTCTTAGGCCGCGCCCCAAGCGAGAGTGAAATAGAGCGCATCCAGTCAATGGATGACTATTTCAACTACGAGCCTATGACGATGGGCTCAAGAGAGAAAGCTCAACGGCTGGACTTTAAACCCTCGGTTCTGCGTAACGACTTGATGAAGTTGCCAGAAGCCAACCTAGTCCGAGTCTATAAAAACTATCTTGGGCGGCTTCCAGATGAAGAGGCATATCAAAACTATCTAACGCAGTTTGAAGCCGAGCCCCCTAAAGGGCAAGACTTGATGGGGCAGCAGTCCCGTCGTGAGCAGAAGTTAGTCGATACTAACTATGACTTCAAACTTGATCCAAAGCGGATAGAAGAGGTGGGTTGGTCGCCAGAGGCTCAGCAGTACATCAACTCGAAGTTTGATGAGCAGGCGCGTGCTTATGCCGCTGAGAAGGGTATAGAGCTGCCTGATGACTTTTCTGCGTTAGCTCAGCTAAGAAACCCTTACCAAGACAATCGGGCGGGCATGGAGGGTTTAAACCTCATGAACCCGATTACTTACGAACCGGGTTCGTTTGGTACTGCGGAAAAACCCGTTGAATATGACGTCCATTCAGGCGCTGACCTGTACGACATCCCTGTGACTGCGATGTGGTTCTCAAAAGCGGGAACGGCGGCGTTTACGGATGAAGAAAAAGCTAGGCGGATGGTTGAGTTGTACGGCCCTGCGGCTGCGGTTGAGGCTTATGCCAAAGACCCTGCGGGGTTTATGAAAGACGCTGCTGCTGGGGTGTATGTCAATAACTGGTTAGAGCAGAACATCGACCCCGGCGTGACTGAATCTGGGGCTAACAAAGACAAGTTGGCGGCTTTAGGCCAGCGGTATCAAGAAATTGCTAATCGAGCGATTGAATTAGGAGCAGACCCTAATGACATTGCAAATTTCACTGCTCAGAAGGTAGATAAAGTCGCTGGCGATTATCAGACGTACTACAACGATACCCACGAAAACACGTTTATGAAGTTCCTGCTGGCTGCAGGCGGTGTGATGTTAGGGGCGTATGGGCTAAGCCAAGTCTTAGGGGGCGCAGGAGCTGCTGGGGGTGCTGGTGGCGTTAGTTTTGGTGCTGGCGCAGGGCCGACTTTAGGAACAGGTACGTACTTCTCTGGCGCAACTGGGTTGCCCGGTTATGTGACTGGCGGCACGGGATTGACGAGCGGAGCAGGCGCTGCCGCTGTTGGCACTGGCGCCTCAGGCTTCCCAATATCGGTATATGGGCCAGCCACCCACGCTTCTAGTTACTGGTCTGGAGTTCAAGGGCTTCCGGGTTATGCTAGTAGCTCTACTGGGATGATGCCCACGGCTGGTGAGCAATTACTAGGTGGCGGATTAAGGATGCCCACCGTTCCGGGTGGTTACGGCAGTGGCGTTGAAGGGCTAAAAATACCTGCAAATCAAGGATTAGCCCCGAATATTGGGTCAAAAGTATTTGATGCCTCAGGAGTAAGCGCTGGTGCTGAGCAGATTGGCAAGGGCATGGTTGGTTTAAAGCCTGTTGGTTTTAGTATGCCCACTTCTGGAGGGCTATCCAGTCTGATTCAAAAAGGTAAAAGCATATTTGACGTAGCCTCCGACTTGTCAGACGCTTTAAGTGGCGGACAAAAGGCTGATCAAGATGTCGCCCAAAGGTCAGGCTTGACGGTTGCTATTCCACAAACAAATATAATGATTCCAATTGAAAAATGGTTAGAAATGACCACTCCTAGACGAACATTTGTCGGCGGGTTGAACGCTGTGAGGGACTAAAAAATGCCGGGACTATCTGAGATATTAATTGCTTCGTCACAGAAGGCTGACGCTCCTGCGTCTGCGAAAAAAGACGATGCTCCTACAGACCCTAAGGACATTAAACTTTCGCCGTCTGCGCAGGCTTATTTTGACAGTGTGCCAGATGGTGCGGCAAGGGCTGAGCAGGCCAAAAAGATTATTGCTGACGCAAACAAAATAACTAAAGAAAAATCGTCGGGTAAAGCTACTACAGTTTCTGGGTTATCGACTGTTGATGCTGGCACAAAAACAACATCAACCGCCTCTGGAAAAATAACGTCAAAATCTTCTGGTTCTGCTGAAGAGCAAGCAATTAATAAAGTATATGAAGAGCAACTTGGTAGGGCGGCGGACAAAGCTGGGTTAGATTTTTACGTTAACGAAGTTAAGGCAGGAAGAAAAACGGTTGAGCAAGTAGCTAAAGAGCTTGATCGATCAACAGAGGGTTATAACTATGACGTTCAAAACGTAACATCTGCCTATCGTAAAAATTTAGGGCGCAATCCTGACCAAGCTGGTCTTGAGTTTTATTTGGGGAAAGAAGATGAAGATTTAACTATTTCCAGTGGGTTATCAGAATTTGTAAAAGCCGGAGCCAAGGGTTTTGACGTTGAAGCTATTAAAAAAAATCCAACGGGATTTATAAACTTTGTCAGCGAAGCGCTTCGAGCAGACCCTTATGCTGGTGCTTATGCGGTTGATAATCCTTATATTTACGATGAGGCTGTAGCAAAGAGCAGGCCAAACGTCTCTAAAACGCAGGCTGGCGAGTATGTGCAATTTGTAAACCCAATTACAGAGCGTCCTGTTTATAGTGGGTACACGCCGGATGGAACAATGAAAGTGTTTGCAGGAAATGATGTTCTGCAACCAGATAGAGTTCGTCAAGCGGTAAATTTAGCAAAAGAGTCTGGGGCTTTAACTAGTGGTGATGCTAATCGCATTTTAAAAGCAATTTCTTCTCCAGAAGCATTTAGGGAGGTCACAAAAACAAATGACCCAAAGGCCAATACTCTGTATGCGTTATTGTCTGAGCCAAAAGCTCAAGTTGTTCTTGATGAGTTAGGAATTCAAATTGGTGAAGATGCAGATGCATCGTTGGCAATGGCGGAGAGTGCCGCTAGAAAAAAAATTGTAGATAAAGCCAAAAAAACCCTCGGCACCGACGTAAACCCATCGACTCTGACTCAAGCTGACGTTGCAAAAGAGTTGGGGATTAAGTTCCCCTTTACTCAAGAGAATTTGACGATAGATCCGTTAACTGGCAAGCCTATCCGCACGATGATGACTGCGGAGGATGTTTACAACAATCTGTTTACGCAGTTAAAAATTCCCATTGAAACAGAATTAAAAAATATTTTTACTACGCCTCCGGGTGGTATCACTCCGGGAGGTGGAGCGCCCTACACCCCAGCACCGGTCGCAGCCACCGTTGGCGATTTTCGTGGTTTAGCTTTTCCTCAAGAGCGCCCGACAACGATAGGCGAAACTCCTGCAATGTTAGGTTTTCAGCCTTACACGTTAACTCAATCTGGATCTGGTCAGCAAAAAACAACTGAGCCGCAACCGGTAATTCCAGTTTCAAGCGCGTCAGTAGATCCATTGACTGGTGCGTTGCTTGGATCGGTTGTTTCATCTTTTTTACCGGGAGCGCAAAACAACACGTTTTCAGCTATTGGTGACATTTTAGGTGGCGCAAAAAGTTTGTTATCTGAAGGATTTTCAGACGTTGGCGGTAGCATTAAAAATATATTCTCAAAAAACGGTGGTCTTGCGACCCCTTTAATGAAAGAGGGCGGTATGGTTCCCCATTTTGCAGACGGCGGCGGTTCTCAAATCTTAGGTGGATTAGACAAACTTTTGTCCTCAACGCCAATAAAGGGTGCGGTTTTTGGTGCTCTAGTCAGTCAACTACTTAATGCGCAGGCACAGTCTCAGGCGGCAAATGCCTACAAGGGCATTGATATGTCTAAAGTAGGTGTTATTCCTCCAAGAACAACGATGGTAGGCCCTGCAAGGTTTGCTCCATACCGTCAATATGCGTCACTACCTGAGATTCCCTCAGCGGTCAGTAGTCCGATTAACGTAGGTGCTTTGAGAAGCAGCCAGACTCCGATGACGAGCTTTACGCCGACTGAAAGCATGGTAAATCCTTTAGCTCGGCCTTTGAATACGATTATGCCTACCCCTATGGCTGACGGTGGTGCGGCTTACTATACTTATGGTCAGAGTGTTGACCCATTGGATTACCTAAGAGGCATGGCTCAAGGCGGCATGGCGCATGGTGGCTTACACGGAGCTCAGCACACTTATGATGTGCCCACCGTAGAGGGTCGCAAAGATTACCGTCAGGGCGCAGCGGTAACAGGGCCGGGGGATGGTCAGTCGGACGATATTCCTGCGATGTTAGCAAACGGAGAATACGTGTTCGATTCGGAAACAGTTGCGCAATTAGGTAATGGCTCAACTGAGGCTGGATCAAAACTGTTAGACAAGTTCCGTGAGGAAATTAGAGGGCACAAACGGTCGGCTCCTGTGAATAAGATACCGCCACCTAGTAAGAGTCCGTTAGCTTATCTAGCAGCGGCACAGAAGAAGATGAAAGGAGCAAGCCGTGCCTAAAAGAGGTGCCAGATATGAAGCCATGCAAAAAGGCGAAACGCATTACTTCACTGGCGTTCCTTGTAAGTATGGGCATGTTTCTTTAAGGCACGTAAAATGTAAATCTTGTTTGGCCTGTAGAGCGTTGAAGTCACAAAAACAAAGGGATCAAGAATCGGAAGAGGAAAAGCAAAACAGAAGAAAGCGATCAAAGGACTGGTTTGTAAATAAAAAATACATGAGGTCTTTTTATGAATCAAAATATCAACAAGCAAAATTGCAAAGAACGCCAAAGTGGCTCTCAAAAAACGACTTGTGGATGATAAAAGAAATTTATGACTTGGCTTCTTTAAGAACAAAAATGACAGGGTTTTTGTGGCACGTTGATCACATAATTCCAATTAGAGGTAAAAATGTTTCTGGCCTTCACGTTCCATCAAATCTTCAAGTAATCCCATGGATTGAGAATGTGAAAAAATGCAATAAATTTGATGGAGCCTAAAAATGGCAGATATATTTCAAGGTGCGCCGTTACCGGCAACCGTCTCAACCACTCAGGATGTGACCTCTGCGCCTGAGTTCTATACGAACTATCTGCAGGATATTGCCAATCTTGGCACGGCAGGCATCCAACAGGGCGGTGTTGCAGGCTTTAGCCCGCTACAAGCTCAAGCATTGTCTTTGGCTCCTGAAGTGGCTTTTGCTGGCTCAGGAACTGCAGGCACAGGCCAGCAGTATCTAACGGCTGCTGGTGCGACACCTGCTACGTCAATGGTCGGTCAGTATTTAGATCCTTACATGCAGAATGTAGTAAGCGAGATGGGTCGCTTACAGCAAAGGGGTATCCAAGAGAACATCTTGCCGAACCTTCGGGCTGGTGCAGCTGGTACAGGTCAGTTCGGAAGCCAGAGAGCCGCACAGGTCACAGGACAGACTTTAAGAGACCTACAAGCTGATTTGTTGGGTAAGCAATATGGAGCCCTATCCGAAGGCTACAAAGGCGCTATACAGGCCGCTCAGAACGATTTGACGCGCCAGATGCAGTCAGGTCAGGCTCTGGGTAATTTGGGTCAAATCCAACAAGGCCTTGGTACTCAGGGCTTGAAGACGATGTTTGAACTAGGTGGTCAAGAGCAGGCGCTTGGTCAGCGCGTTTTAGATCAGCCTATGCAGCAGGCGCAGAACTACGCCAAGTTGCTGCAAGGTTACGCGATTCCCAGTTCTGTCACGAAGCAAACCGTGGGGTCAACGGGCTATGCCACAAGTCCGTTGGCTCAAATTGTGGGATTACTTACGGCGCTTGGTTCATTTAATCAGCCCGCCACTTCGAAAAAAGCTGACGGCGGCAGTGTGAGCGGTTATTACGATGGCGGTATGGTTTCTCCTGAGGCTGCTTATACGGACGGCTACGGCAATTTTTACGATGCTAACGGAACAATGGTGGGGTAAATCATGGCTGATGAAATGACACCGGAGCAATCTCAGCAGCCTCAAACGGGGTTATCGCAGGCTTATCTTGAGTCTGTCATGGCGCGTAAGCAAGAGGCTGAGCGCCAGATGCAGAAGCTGATGGATGCTTTAAATGTTCGCAAGAACATGCCGTTTGATCCTGTTCTTATGCGGGTAGCAGGTGCCTTGTTGCAGCCCACAAAAACAGGTTCATTTGGTGAATCTTTAGGGTATGCCACAACTGCTGCTGCCGAAGAGAGTGAAAAGCAGGCGATGCGTGGGATTGATCTTGCCAAATTAGAGTTTGAGCTAGGCCAGAAGAAGCTAGAGCAGCAGAAAGCTATGGATGCGCTCAAGTTGCGTCAGCAGTTCTTTGGTGGTCAGCCGGCAGCAGCTCCGGTAGCCGCTCAGCCATTAACTGAAGTGCCTCAAGCATCAACACCTGTAGCGCCTGCGGTATTGCCAGAAGCTGCGCCTGTTGTTGCACCGCCTGCTGCGGCTCCTGCTGCAGCCCCTGTTGGGTTCCAGCGTCAGATGCCGACAGGCATGGATGCTTTGCTGATGATGGAGAGCGATCCTGAGCTGTACAAACTTTTGTCTGAAGAAGACAAGCGCCGTTTGGAAGAGGCAAAGTTTGGTCTTGATGTCAGAAAGACAGAGGCTACAGAGCGCGTCCCTGTTGAAGTTGGCGGCGTTAAGATTTCTATGTCTAAGGCTGACTTTGATCGCATGACTGGCTCAATTCAAAAGGGTGACTTTGATACAGCCAAAAAGTATTACACCAAGTATGGGCTTGACTTCCCGTTTGTAAAAGATGAGCAAGGTTGGCGTAGGAAGACCGCAAGTGAGGCCGCAAGAGAAGAGGCTGTAGCTAAGGAACTTGGTTTGGTAGAGCGGGGCTGGAAAGGGAAAACATATAAGTTGGATTCTTTCACAGCGGCTGAACACGATAAGGCACGTAAAGCAGGAAAGCTCAACGAGTTCTGGAATAACTACTTTATTGAGCAAGGTGGCGGAACTGTGCCTGCTGCCCCATCAGCCGCTGCGCCTTCAACTGCAGCTTCTACAAAAACTACCGCTGCAAGAGTAGAGCCAATCCCAAGCGTTGAAGAAAAAGAGGCTTCTCAAGAGGCTGCAAAAACTCGTGAAAGAAAACGCGCTGAAGAAACAATTAACTTTGAGACAAAGTTAACTGAATCAGCCCAGCAGTCTGGAAACATGAGGCGCACAGCTAATACGGTGTTAAGCCTCATTAACGATGAGAAGTACAGCGGTGCTCAAGGTTACTTTGCTCAACCGGGGTTAAAGAATGCAATTGCCACCTTCCTTGAAGAGGGCTTTCAGTTCGGTAATTCGCGTGTTGCCCTGCCCGGCTTGACTGAAGCCTTCAAGAAGATAGGCATGACTCCAGCAGAAGCAGAAGCAGAAGCCATTCTGTTCCAGAAGACGGGTGAATTGGGTCTGTTAATTTCCAAGTTGCAGGCTGGTCAGGGTTCGGTGTCTAACTACGAGCGTTCTGTGTTTGAGAAGATTGCGACTAGCACTAGAACTCCATTAATTGCAATGCGTTCAGCGATGAATGCTCTACGGGCTCGTGCTGTATATGATGAGAACATACAAAAAGTGTATGTGGATTGGTCTGAGAAGAACCCGAATAAGAGCAGCGCTGCCTTTATTGCATCTCCTGAGTACAAGCGAGAGACCGCAAGATACGAGAATCAATTGAGCATGATTGAAGATCAGTTCTTCCCAAAGACTAAGGCAGCAAAACCAGCGGCAAAGCCAGAAGCAAAGCCAGAGGGCAAACCCACCAGCAAATTTCTTCAATAGGTGATGTATGGCAACTGGGACTGAGATTCTAAACAGCAAGGAATGGCAGAACGCTTCACAGTCAGAGCGAGAGAAGATATTTGCCCGCAAGGTTGGTAAAGACCCTGATTATGCTAATCAGTCCGCAGAGGTTCAGAAGTTAATCTATGAGCGGTTTTTTCCTAATGCTGAAGAGCCTGTTGTTGCGGAAAAGACCGATGAAGGCGCGGCTGGGTTAACTGAGTATCCGGCAATCGAAGAAGCGCCTGCTGCACCTGCTGCGGCTGAAGCGGCAAAGCCAGCGGCAGCCCCTATTCGTAAAGACACAGCAGTTATGGCTGGCATGGGTCTTGGGGCAACTATCCCGACGTTGTTGCAAAAGTTTGCAGCGGCACCAGACAAGTTGCAAAGAGAGATTTACGAAAGATCGTTGAGAAACGCTTTAACAGAGGCGGGAATTGATGTTGCGAACATTAAGAAAGATAGCGATCTGATTGAAGTTGCGCGTCGGCTTGTGCCTCAAGCGACTTTAGGTAAAGAGCAGCAATTGACCGCTCTGAGGGAGCAGGCAGAGGCTTTGCGTGCTATGCAGCCTCCCGTATCTACAGGCTTCCCATCACCCTTAGATCAGCCTACAGGCCGCATAGAGCCTACGTTACGTGCCTCCGGCCCTAAGGTAGAGGGCGCTTCTGGAGTTGAAAATTGGATGAGAAGCCAAGCTGGTCGCGCTCATCAAGTTCCCGATGTTTTGCTTGGTCAAGCAACCGATATGACTAAGGCAAGCGAAACCGGAGCGAAAGCATTAATTGAAAAAGACCTTCGTAACCTTGAGAAAATTAAGCAGATAGGTGGCGGCGAATATCAGTTAGTTGGCAAGGGCGCTGGACAATTAATGCTTCCGCCAGACGTTGGCGCTCAGAAGATGACAAGAGAAGCCCAAGTAGCGAGAGAAGCATTAGCTGTCATCTTGCCGCAGATTTCTCAGCTAGAGCAAGAGATAGCGCGGGCATCTGCCAGAGGCCAAGACGTCAGTGAGTACATAGCAAAGCTAGAAGAGCTAAAGCGGGCAGAGCGTTCTGCAAGACAGATGACTCGAGGTATGAATATTCCTGCGCAGGCTGGGCTAGGGCCATTAGAAACGCTAGGAACAAGGGCAAGACCTACTACGAAGGCAGGGCTAGGAGCGTCGGTGCTTGGTCATACGTTAGCTGGTGGCAGTGCAGGCTACAACATTGCTGAGGCGATGCAGGAAGAAGATCCTATTGCAAAGGCGTTGGGATATACAGCGGCAGGGTTTGATGTTGCGTCTATGGTGCCGCCGATTGGTATTGGTGCCCCGATTAAAGGCGCAGGAATTGTAGGTGGTTTAGCGATGCCTGCCATACAGTACGGCTATGAAAAGCTCCTAAAGCCACCCAAGAAAAGCGTTATGGAAAAGAAATAACTTCGCTGTGGTCGTGCTTTGCGGCCTTACCCTCGGGCTCTCCCCCCGAGGGTTTTTTTATGGCTTCTGCGTTTCTAGCCCTTTGGCGACTTCTCGGTTCATGTGGGAGACAATCTCAACACATCTTGCGTGTTCGGCTTTAGCGGCTCTGTCTGTAGCTACCGCAGCGATCTTGTGCGCAAACTCAATGATGTCTACCTCAGGTGGGTAAACCCCATCAGGGTCTTTGTTGTCGCAATAGAAAAAAGTCTGGATGATGTCGTCTCTCGTCATAATCTCACTCATACTGGTTTTTGTACTGCCAAAATGATAACAAGGCGGTGAACA